AGACATCGAAGGCCTACGCCGGGTTCGTTGCGTACCTCCAGATGGGGCCGCAGCGCTCGCTTGTGGCGGCGCATGCTGCTGTGTATGGGGGCAACGAAAAGGCGCAGGATGGGCGCCGTGCTCCGAGGTTCTTCACGAAGTGGAGCACGAAGTTCGATTGGGTCGCCCGCGCCCGCGCCTTCGACGACCACGAGCTCGCAGAGCAGATCGCCGGACGCGAGCGAGTGCGCGAGCGCGTTCGCCAGCGTGCCCTCGACGTGTCGCTCGATCTCGTCGAAGAACTCCACACCATCGCCAAGGGCTGCGGCCGGTTCACCGACACCGGCGCCCCGGCATCGAAGGACCAGATCGCAGCAGCCGACATGCTGCTCGCCCTCGCTGGCGCAACCCCGCCGAAGCAGCTCGAGGTGTCCGGCCGCGACGGTGGCCCCATCGCCACGCGCCACGACGAACGCCCCGCCCTGCGCGAGCTGCTGGCCAACCCCGCCGCCGTGCCTCACCTGCGCGCGCTCGCCGAGCTGCAGGCCACCGCCGACGACTCCACCGACGAGGGCGGCGAATGAACATGCTCGCCGCCGCACCGGACGCATGGCGCGCGTTCCCTGACACCTACGCCGAGCGCCGCTCCGAGGGACGGTGGACGCCCTACCGGCACCTGCGCGTGCTCGCCGACGTGGTGCACGACGCCATCCTGCGCGGCGACGGGCGCGTCATCGTGTCGATGCCTCCGCGCCACGGCAAGTCGGAGTTCTGCTCGTATTGGTTGCCGTCCTGGTACCTCGACCTGTACCCCGAGCGCCGCGTCATCCTGACCTCGTACGGCGCCGAGCTCGCCACCGGCTTCTCGCGGCGCGTCCGCGACAACCTGCGGCACCTGGGCACCAACGACATCGACGCCGAGCCGCTGACGCAGCTGTCCGACTCGAGCACGGCGTCGCACCGCTTCGACACCACCGAGGGCGGCGGCATGATCGCGGCCGGCGTCGGTGGCCCCATCACCGGGCGCGGCGGCCAGCTGCTCATCATCGACGACCCGGTGAAGAATTGGGAGGAAGCGCAGTCGCCGACCGTACGGCGGAAGGTCGTCGACTGGTACCGCTCGACCTTCTACACGCGCGCCGAGCCGGGCTCGACCGTCGTCATCATCATGACCCGGTGGCACGAGGAGGACCTCGCCGGGTTCCTCGAGGCGGACGGCGCCGACGACTGGCGCATCGTGCGGATGGACGCGATCCACGAGCCGCGCGAGGACGAGCCGCCCGACCCGATTGGCCGCGAGCCGGGCGACCCGCTGTGCCCGGAGCGGTACGACCTCGACGCGCTCGCGCGCTTCCGTCGCAACTCCGGCCCGGTCATCTGGTCGGCGCTCTACCAGCAGCGCCCCGCACCGGCTGACGGCGAGGTGTTCCGCCGCGACTGGTTCCGCATCTGCGATCGGCTGCCCGACGCGTTCGACGAGCTGATTCAGTCGTGGGACATGACGTTCGGCAGCAAGTCGGCGACGGCCTCCTACGTGGTCGGCGCGGTGTGGGGTCGGCGCGAGTCGAAGTACTACCGGCTCGACGAGGAGCGGGGGCGCTGGTCGTTCCCCGAGACGAAGGACGCGGTGCGCAGGCTCACGGCTCGGTGGCCCGGTGCGCACGTGAAGCTGGTCGAGAAGAAGGCAAACGGCGCGGCCATCATCGAGGAACTCGACGAGGAGGTCGGCGGGTTCGTCGAGGTCGAGCCCGACGGCTCGAAGTACGCGCGAGCGGTCGCGGCGTCGCCAGCGTTCGAGGGCGGCGACGTGCTGCTGCTCCGCGGCGTGCCGTGGCTCGAGGACTACATCGTCGAGATGTGCCAGTTTCCGAACGGCGCGAACGACGATAGGGTGGATGAGACAGCACAGGCCGTGCGGCGCTTCCGTGGTGGGGGATCCGGCGTGGCCTGGTGGGTGTAACCAGGAGGACGTGATGGGACAGAAGACGATGCGAGAAGTGGTCGAGGCCTGCGAGGCGAGTTCGATGCGCGGCGGCCCCGGCATGCACGAGTGGGATGCGCTACGGGTGCTCGCCGGGGCTATCGACGAGATGCGCGGAGAGCAGGCCGTGCGACCATACGTCCGGCCTCACATCGTGCCGAGCGAGCCCGCGCAGCCCACCGGCACCACAAACGACCGCCCGTTCACCTGCGGCAACGACCCGGCTGCGCGAGGGCCTACCCGACGAGGGCGGCGCTGGCGGATCCACGCGACGACGCGGGACCGCACTTCGCGCCGCACCTCGGCACTGGATCGCGGAGTGGGACAACCCTGCGCCTGCCCGCTCGCGCGTGCTGGTGTTGGCGGGTGCGCCGGGGTGCGGAAAGACTCACCTTGGAATTGCCGCACTCCGCGCGCTGGCGTCAAAGGGCGCGCGCCCGAACACGGGCCACGGGAGGGGCTACCACGCGCCGACGGTAGAGGCGTGGAACGTGCAGGATCTGATCATGGCGCACCGCGCCACGTGGCAGGATGGCCGGCTGCACGATCCGCTGGTGGACTGCCGGGTCGCCGACGTGCTGCTACTCGACGACCTTGGCGCGCAGAAGACGACGGCGGCGGCTGCGGAGTTGTTGTACGGCCTGATCAATGCCCGGTATCAGGACGGGCGCGGGCTCATGATCGTGACGACGAACGCCGGGGCCGTGGGACGCGGGGGGTTCTGGCAGTCGCTGTTTACCGCTGACGAGGACGCGGCGGCGCTGTTGGCGCGCGTGTCGTCGCGGCTGGAGGAACAAGCGGTGTTGGTGCCGTTCGGAGAGGTTTCGAGCGGTGGATTCAAGGCGCTGCCGGATTGGCGGCGGGGAGGTCGGTGATGGGAGGTAGCACGATCCACGTGGGCGATTGCCTCGAATGGCTTCGCTCCCTGCCCGACGAGTCGGTTGACTCGGTGGTCACGGACCCGCCGTACGGGCTCGGCAAGGAGCCCGACCCGCGCGAAGTCCTGCGCGCGTGGCTGGACGGCGAGGACTTCCGGCCCGGTGGGCGCGGATTCATGGGCAAGGAATGGGATGCGTTCGTGCCCTCGCCGCTGGTCTGGGCTGAGTGCTTCCGCGTCCTGAAACCGGGCGGGCACCTCCTGTCATTCGCGAGCACGCGGACCTACGACTGGATCGTCATGGCGGTCCGGCTGGCCGGGTTTGAGATTCGGGATCAACTGGCTTGGATCTACGGCACGGGGTTCCCGAAGTCCTCCAGCATTGGCAAGGCGATTGACCGGGCGGCTGGCGCGGAGCGGAGATCGTGGGGTCACGCATCGGGCAACCGGGGTATAGCATGGCCCCCAGCAAGGGAAACCAAGTGTATCAAAGGGGGATCGGGGGGGTCTGGAGATCCCGCCAAGGAGTGTGCGATCACCGCACCCGCAACCCCCGACGCCGAGCGCTGGGACGGATGGGGCACAGCCTTGAAGCCCGCGCAAGAGCCAATCGTCATGGCCCGCAAGCCCTTCCGGGGATCCGTCGCCGCGAACGTGCTGGAGCACGGCACCGGGGCGATCAACGTGGACGGGTGCCGGGTGGGTACGGGTGGGCAATTGGCGTGGGACGCGCCTCGCGGCCTGGGGTACCAGCCTGATTGGTCGCCTCATCGAACGGGAGGAACGGACACGGGCGCCGGGTACGGAAAGGCCACAAAGGGCCGCTGGCCCGCCAACGTCATACACGACGGATCGCCGGAGGTGGTATCGGGGTTTCCGGTGACGAAGGTATACAGCGACACCGGCAGCGCCGCCCGATTCTTCTACTCTCCGAAGGCGTCACGCAAAGAACGCGAATGGGGGCTTGACGCCCTCGGGGACTATCGAGGCAACACCGAACGAGGGCTACTACGACCTCGACGGCGCCGGAACATTCACCCCACGGTAAAGCCCGTGGCCTTGATCGGCTACCTGCAACGCCTCGTTACCCCGCCCGGTGGCCTGACCATCGATCCGTACCTCGGAAGCGGCACCGCTGCGATGGCTGCGACGTGGGAGGGCTTCCGGTTCCGGGGCTGCGAACTGGACACGGCTCACGCGACGATTGCCCAGCTACGATACCAGTATGCGCAGGACAACCCGTGCCCGTATCGCCAACCGGATCCAGAGCCGGAAGCGTCTGCGCAAACCAGCCTGTTCGGAGACGACGAATGAAGCGCAAGACGGAGCGACGTGCTGGCGCTGTGCCTGGCAGGCCCGATCCTGCTGCCCGCGCTTGGCGTCTGGGCGCTGTGGGGTGCCCTGTCGGCGCCTGACGCCCCGCCCTGAATCTGGCCTCGCTCTGCGTCACCGTGCGTCGTCGGGCAGAGTGTCAGCCGTCCGTGGCCTCATCAGCCCGGACCCTCCATCCCCTAGCCGCCCGGTCGGGGGTCAGTAACGGCGCAACCGGGCCATTTCGCCGCGTAGTGCGGCGAACCCCCGCAGCTCAGATCTAGGTCTGGTACCGGCTGCGGGGGTTGTTCGTTCGTGCCCGATTCCGCCGACTGACCCCGCCCGCCCTACCGTCACAGCCACGAACCGCCCTCGCTCCCGAGCGCCAGCCGTGGCAGAACCGAGCATCCTCCGACGCGCCGCCCGTGCCGCCCTGACCGCGCTGGCCGACTCGCCCTCGCCCCGCATCGACGCCGCGCCAGCACCGCCCGTCGCCATGCGCGCTGAC